TAAAAATCTCGATGGACCTTTTGACTTCGGGCCTTATGCCTTTACAGTCACTAATCCAACGGGATCTGGGTCAGTTAACCCAGCCGGTAACTCAGGTTACCTTACCCGAGAAGCGTCGTCTATAGTAGACTTCCCTGGTCCCACTCGTGGGACTAAGGAGGTAACACATACCATTGTGAACCTTAATAGGGAATCAATGGATGTGACTACGGACACTAACACGTCTATCAATCGCACATGGACCTATACAGGAAAATGTGCTCATTGGTGGGGGTGGGGAAACTACACAGGTCTATTTGACTCTGCGAAGTGCTTCCCGCTCGAGTTCGAACGGAGTAAGGAACAGATGGTAAGGGATACTGTTGATGCCTTTTTCAATTTCAACGAAGTTGATTCTTTGTTGAATATTGTTGAGGCTCATCAGCTCCTTGCTATCCTTCCGTACTTTAAGAGGTTCAAAGTCCTTAGGGATTTGAGTCCTCGATACCTTAAGAAAAATGTCCGGAGCCTTATCAGCTCTGGTCACTTGATGTATTCGTTCGGAATCGCTCCTCTGATCTCCGATCTCCGCAAGCTAGGCGCCGCTTCTGCCACCCTTAAGGGGCAGATCGGTTCCTATTTGAAGAATGTCGGTAGACCAATAAACGTCTATCGTCGCTTCAGAGGTGACACTAACCCTGTTACTGCTAGCGGAGTAGGATTGTTCAGTTACGCGAACTCTCACACGAGAAGCTATGGGCATAAGCCCGAAGTTATCGTGCGAGTTCGTGGAGTTCGTACTGTGCCGTACCTTACTGACGCCTTTAATAAGCTTCAGTTTATGTGCGACAAGTTCGGAACGTCTGGTCCCGCTAGTCTGATGTGGGAAATAGTTCCCTTCTCATTCGTGCTGGATTGGTTCGTTGATCTTCGCGGTGTCTTCAACCTTCTTGATAATGCCCTTACGGGCAATAGGAAGAAGATCTTAGATATCTCGTATAGCGAGAAGTTTGATGTCGAGTTAAGGGAGATTTTTCACCCTGCACCCGGCATTTGGACCTCTGCGCAAGACGGGGTAAATACTGCGACTCACAGAGTGCGTTATTACCACCGAGAAATCCCGAAGGTTGGCCTAATTGGCCTATCGGGTAGGTTTGGAAAAAAGCAGGCTTTGCTAACGCTTAGCCTACTGCACCAATTGGTGCCGAACCTGCTTAAACGTGTCCTACGTCGTTAGGATCCCTTGTATACGGTATATTGTATACAAATACATCCATAAATAAGTATGAATGCAGACCTAACCATCGATACCCTCGTGTTTAAGACGATCTACTCTGATAAGAGTGGTAGCCTTCGTAGAGAGACCAGTCGAGGTGCAAACCTCCCAACTGAGCTCTCTATTGCCACACAAGATTACGTTGATTCGGGCACGAAAATGCCCGGTAAACGTACTGTAGTGCGGTTCACGAGGTTCGTAGCTGCGTCGGACGGCCGGATTGTTCCGGGCGTTTCGGCGTACACGGTTGTTCCTGTCTTGAGTGATGCTTTGATTACCGCTACGGACATTAATGCCGTGACGGGACATCTCATCAACATGCTTGGAGTGGCTGCGAATACCAACGGACTGGGCCTTAACGACGAAGTTTTCGTCAATAAGGAACAGTAACCTTAGGCATAAGCAGTCCTTCCTAGTATTGCCGCTTATTAGCTATTGCTATATAGCGTTTAGTCTAATTAGCTGCACCTCAAGTCCACCATAACTTGTCGTGTCGCTATCCTAGTTAGTTCAATGTCAGTTATATAACCAACATGAAATATATTAAGATAGTTACTAACGATGTCAACGCCCCTACATACTTCGATGCATCTTCCGGTTATTATAAACCGGAGTGTATCGCCGCCGTGATTGAGTCCAGCGATGGACGCAATTTTAGCGGTGTGTGTAATCAAGTTGACTTTAACGAAGGTAGTACCTTCGCTTATTGTTGTGGTGGGAAAGTCTCGCTGAGGACGTACCGTCGCCTGGTCAAAGCGCTTCAAGCGTTTTGTCGGGAGGCGGGAAATCCCCTTATTGAGACTAGGAACGGCGGAAACTGGCGGTGTGAGATCGATGGGTGAGTAATGCATAACATACTTATACCAACGTTACATCGCCTGCTAGTGGACATCGGCGAGAAATCTGGGTGCACACTGTGCGCCCCTGATGATATTACCGATGAGTGGGTGCTCATAGGAGCACCCTCACTGGAGAAGTCTGTTTTGAGATACCTGGAGGGAGATCCGGTTTTGCCGGAGTTCCCAGATTGGCTATTGCCTCTCTGGGAGCGGTTCGTCCTCACGGACGATCCTATCCTTCTGGGTTACTTGAGACAGGTTCTTCTTTTCTGCTATAAGACCGAGTACGAACCTAATGATGAACAAATTAACGAGGCTGAAGAAGCCTTTGTTTCTGTTGACGACGCTTGTGGGCTTTGGGAAGAAAACTTTCTCACTTTGTGGGATCGTAATCTCCATTGCTCTCTCCCGTCTGTCGCTCGTGGGTACCTCTCTCGCATTATTGCGAACGTACCTTACCCAGATATTACTCCTGCTCATGGACCTGGTTCGGTTTTTCCGAACTCGGCCCCAGAGCGAAAGAGTGACTTCTGGACCATATACGCTACCATTCAGAATTACTATCCATTTGACCGCTACTTTACAGGTCTCTCGGGTTATACCCAGGACCGTCTCGTCGCGGCGAACGATAGAATTCGTGAAGAGAGCACCATAAGGTGCTCTCTTGTTGCTGTTCCTAAAGACTCCCGAGGACCTCGCACAATTTGTGTGCATCCTAAAGAGTCTATTTGGATTCAACAAGGGCAGCGTAGGTTGCTTGAAAGTGCTATTACCTCCAACCGTTTGACCTCCGGATTTATAAACTTCCGGGATCAAACGATCAATGGTCGTTTGGCACTAGAGTCCTCCCTCTCTCGTGAGTTTTGTACTCTCGATATGAAGGAGGCTAGCGATAGGATCTCCTGCGGTTTAGTCAAGTTCCTTTTTGGGGAATTTGCTTACGCTTGGTTATCCTGTACTAGAGCTACTCAAGCAGTCCTGTTTAGTGGACGAGTCATTACGCTTAGAAAATGGGCACCTATGGGGAATTGTTTAACATTCCCCGTGGAGTCGCTCATCTTCTGGGCTATAGTTCGTGCTGGCATATGGTATTATCATGGTACTGACTGTGGTAGTATCTATGTCTTCGGGGATGATGTAATCTTCCCTTCACAATACTATGGAGCTGTAGTTAAGTCTCTGGCTTCGTTTGGCATGGTGCCGAACGTTGCTAAGACTTTCTATCAGGGATTCTTTCGTGAATCCTGCGGTGTTGATGCCTATCGTGGCATCGATGTCACACCTGTACGTATGAAGAAGAAGACCATCCTCTCTTATTCCGATGCTCTCAGCCTCTGCGCGGTGGCTAAACGCCTCCGCGTTCGGGGTTTTGAGCATAGTTCGTCGTTTATCTACTCTCGGGTCCGAAAAGTCGTCGGGGAGTTGCCTTTGTGCAACAACCCGGAGACTCAAGGACTTTATGAGTACGTAGACATGCGTATGTTCGAACTGACACGATGGCAGGGTATCCGATGGAATCGGAGCCTGCATAAGTGGCAGACGCGCATTCGCCGAGTGGTCCAGCCTACTATTAGGCCGACTGGGCATGACTGGTGTCATGTTCTCGACTCCCTTGTGTCTATTGGCATCGAGCCAGTAGATACGGAGGAGTGGCGGACGCTGCCCGTGGTTTTCCACGGGGGCTTGGAATACCCGGTTCCGTACCGGGAGCGGTCGACATATGGATACGGGGACTTAGTCCCTTAATTGCCCTCTGAGGGCTCCCAACACATAGCGCAGGC